TCCAAAAAATAAAGGATTAAAAAGGGTATCAAGTAAAGCAAGATATTTTTAAACTGTTTTAATCAATTAGCTCAATTAATACGGTTTTAATAAGATTAATAAACTCTTTTGCTTAATTGCCTAGTTTTCAACGCGTTATCTAAAACCGGTAAGCCTTATAATTAACATTATGTTAAATAGAAATTAAGTTTAATATGTCAGTTTTATAGTCATATTACAGGAAACGTTTCCATATGTCATAGCCGGCTAAAGTCAATGAATACAAGGCTTTGAGTGGAAACATTTTTGTTATGGGACCCTTTTTCTGAGCTGTTTTGTGCCCCCCCGTTTCGCCTTTACGCGCGACATTGAATATTTATTATTATCACTTCCCTCGTCAGATTTATTTTAAAAGCCCACCCTGCCTCGTTCTAGTCGATTTGGTTGTCGTTGTACCTGAGTGAGATAAAAATGGCTTAAAAATGCTGTGTGCGAGAAGGGGTGTCGCCTCAAAAAGAGGGGTACTTATATAGGGATATGGGTGCATATGGTTAAAAAACTGCTATATTTTTGCTTTAGTGTAAATAATTACTACCTTAGTGTAAATAGAAATGCTATAAGGGGTTGTTATTTACAGTTATAGTTTTAAGGTTTATAGAAATGATAGATATAACTAAGGTTGAGGTTTGGATTCCTTATGGTGATTATTCGGTGTCATCTCTTGGCAGAATAAAGAACAGGCATAATAAGATTATGAATACCGGTAGCCGTTTTGTTAATTTGTCGGGTAAGATGTATAGAGTAAAAAATTTGGTAGCTAAGATGTTTTTAGAGACAAAGAAGAATGACCGTGTGTATTGGATAAACCCTGATAAGGGTGATGGTTTGGATAATTTGTACTTAAAGAGGGGTTAAAAAATCGCGTCGAGATGCTACCGCATCTAATATAGATATGGAGAAAAACAAGGATAATAAAAAGTCAGATGCCGCTAAAGTTGAACCGTCAAAGGTTACGCTTGATGACTTGGTAGACAGTGGTAAAGTTGGTGAGTTAACAAATTACGAGAGGGACTTGTCTCACGATGTTAAGATGTTGTTAGAAGACCTTCCATTTTAAATAGTAAATTTTAAACAGTTAGATATGAGTAAGTATTCATTAGTTGGTATTAAGCACAATGGCTATAACCAAACATTAAAGAGTTACAACCCACTACACGATGGTATTGTGGTGAAGATGCACGAAGTTAAGGACGTTACAGATTCGGGTATATTAATTCCTGAAGCTGCTAAACAAGGCGCGGCTTCCATTACGGAAGATGATCTAGCGTATGAGGTTTTGAAGGTAGGTCCTGAGTGCGCCAATGTACGTCCGGGAGACTTTGTAATCTTAGGTCAGCAAACAGGTTATCCTTTGATTATGAAGGACGACAAAGGAAACACAACTATGTATTCACAGGTTTTTCAGAATTGGGTTCTTGGAGTTTACAGAGATGGAGCCAAGCCTGAAGATTTTGTAGCTACAGATGCTAAGGTAGAAGTTAATTCAGCAACATTAGGACCATTAAATAAATAGATATGTATATAATTAATTATGTTTCAGGAGCTGTCAGGTGGGCAGAAGAGGTAAAACTATCGGATATAGTAAACCTTATTAACGTCGGGGTCGTTATAACCCTTATAGACGTGAGCAAAAAAAAAGCTTTGCTTTTTAGTAAAGAAGAAGGAGCTATAGGTTGGGTGGATATTCCTAAACAAGATGATATAGCCGAATCAGATTTAGAAAAGCTGCGTGATTTTAACGAAGAGGTTGTAGATAAATAAGCAACAATTTTCGTATATTAAGGTCATAAATGTTTAGTTATGAAGTCTAAAAAGAGTACTGTAAATAAATCAGGAAACTACACAAAGCCTACAATGAGAAAAAGGCTGTTCAATTCAATCAAGGCAGGCTCAAAGGGTGGTAATCCCGGGCAGTGGTCTGCAAGGAAAGCGCAAATGCTTGCCAAGCAGTACAAAGCTAAAGGAGGTGGATACAAGACTAAAAAATAAACATTATGGCTAGGACTAAAAGACAAAAGAGTTTAGTTAAGTGGACAAAGCAGAAATGGAGAACAGCTTCGGGAAAGAAATCTTCTAAGACAGGGGAGGTTTATGCTCCCTCTGCTACCATTTCCAAGCTTAAAAGCACAAAAGCAGGTAAAAAAAAATTAGCTAACGCTAATAGAATAAAAAGAAACGCTACCAAAAAAGGTAAACAACATGCAAAGCACGGACTACATAAAAACAAGAAGCGATAGAAAAATGTCTAAGGCAAAATACAAAAGAAGAATAATCAATGTCGTTCATCCCGATGGGCGAGATATGACTATGAGAATTGTATTTCGCAAAATTAATGACTTTGTTGTTTTTCTTGACAAACATTTTGACAAGGGCTACAAAATAAAAAAAGCAGAAAGAGTTTTTGATATGCCCACAGTGTATCTTACCAAGGAAAAGGATAAATCCCTATCTTGTGGTGTAAAATAAATTATTATGGCGAGGAATAAATTAGCAGGCAAAAGAACAGGCAGCTCTAAGAGTGCAAAATATTATGCCGCTAATCCTGACGCTAGAAAAAAGAAAGCCGAGTACGACAAAAAGTATAACAAAAAAAAGTCGTCAGTTAAGAAACGAGTAGAAGCAAATGCCTACAACAGAAAAAAAGGTACTTACGGTAATGGAGACGGTTTAGACGCTTCACACAAGTCAGGTGGCAAAGGTTTTAGAGGTATGGAAAAAGCAAGTAAGAACAGAGCTAGGAATGGAAAGAATAGCACTGTAAGAAAACGAAAGCGTACAACTAAAAAATAATTATATGGCTACCAAGAAAAAACCATCTAAAGGAAAAAGATTTGTAAAAGTAGTAAAGACTAAATCCGGTAGGACAAGAAAAGTCTCTTATGGTCAAGCAGGAAAAGCTAAAAGCGGTGGAGACAGGATTCGACCCGGAACTAAAAAAGGCGATGCTTATTGTGCTAGGTCTGCTAAGATTAAAAAGTGTAAAAAACCGCCATGCGCTAACGCTTTGTCAAGAAAGAAGTGGAAGTGTAGAGGCAAAAAGTCAATGAAATAAGTCTAAGGACTATAAAACAAGAAACAAAATGGATAGAAAACAAGCAAGAACGCTAGCTCGACTAGCTACCAATGGTGAAGACCAAATTAGAAAGGAGAAGATTTATCAATTAAATGATGAGAAACGAAAATTTCTTTCCCTCTCTCTGTCTAACAGGTTAAAATATTTCTACAAAAGCATTCCGACAAAAAAAGCCAAAACATCTTTTTGGTTTCTGTTAGTGCCGATTATTCCAATGGTTATTGTTTACGCAATCATAAATATCTGCAAGCTAGATATTGCTTGGTCTTGGTCTAAACAAATATTCCACACGGTAAAGAAATGATTTTTAGAGTAGTTCACGGAAAAAAAATAAGAGAGGTAAACGATAGCATTGACGCTATACCCGAGTTTAATGACTGTACAGACAAGGTTATGAAGTACATAGTCTTGATGTACGATTACTTCTCTCCCTACTCACGTCTTCCGTTTGAACAGCGAAAAGAGCAGGTTTTAATATCGCTAGAATATGTAAACAAGTCCACCATAGGTACTTTCTTTAGTAGGTATAAGAGCGCCCTGAAAAAAGGGATAGCTAAATACATAGAAATTCAGTACGATGAAGATATGGAGTCTTTAATAGCTATGAAGGCACGGATGGCTGAATGGAGGGAGGTCTTAAAGAAAAACAATAAGACAGAGAAGGAGGCTGACAGGGCTGTTAAGATTTTCAAAGATATGCCGTCTCACGCCAAGAAAATTAAAGAACTAGAAGAGATAGTTGGATACAGAGAGAAGTTTGAATCAGACGAAGAAGGAACTCCTAAAACAGCGCTAGAGTTGTATATGGAAACTAAAAGAATGAAAGATGAACTTTCAAGTTAACAGCGGTTGGAAGTATCAGTATTACGACCTACCAAAAATAAAGTCAGAAGAGGATATTGATAATTACGTCAAGGAAGCCCAAAAATATTTTCCTCGTTGGACTAAAGGTGTCTACAAAAGACATTGGAACAATAATAAGTTTTACGACAGCAAAGGCGTTCAGATAAAATTCTCTAACGACCTTCTCAAGAAAAAATGGGAGTTTGAGCTTCTTAGGAGGTGTGAAAAAGGACACGACGGTATTCCGGGTAAGATGTACTTTTATTATCATTTCTGCTCTATAAAAAATATTTCAGGAGGATTTATTAGACCGGACTTTAGAGTTAGTGATATTATTTGGTATCATATACTAGAAAGCTGTGAATGGGGTGAGTACAATCAAGGACAAGGCGTAATATGCGTAAAAAGAAGGAGAGGGGGTTATTCTTGGAAGCAAGCTTCTGACTCTTTACATGACGCATTATTCAAAGAAGGTTTTAGAGTTGGAATGACATCTAAGGATGAAACGTCAGCCAAAGATTTGATGACTAAGGTTTATCAAATGTATGAAAGGCTACCAACGTTCCTTAAGCACCCATTTTCATCTAAAACACAGGAAACGTTTGTACTTGCTAGAAAGGACGAGGACGACTTAGGGCAAAGGACTTTATCAGGAAACGAATCTGAGATTTACTGTAAAGCTCCAACGGATTCTTGTTTTGAAGGAGAGCAGATAGGTAAGATGGTTGTTGATGAGGTAGGTAAGATTTCTAACATAGAAACAATTTGGTCTATGGGAGTGCCTACACTTATGGAGGAAACAAAAAGAGTTGGTATTCCTGTTTTGTTTGGTACAGCAGGAGAGCAAACAAAAGTAGGAGTAGGTCAGAAAGAGTTTTGGAAGAACTACGAGATATACGATTTAGTCAAGTTCTTTTTTCCGGGTTGGGCAGGTCTTATGTCCGAAAAAGATGGAAACGATAATATAAAAGCCTCTGTTAAATGGATTCTTAAAGAAAGAGAAAAGCTTTCAAAGCTTGACAACGCTAAAAAACTTTTAGAGTTTAAACAACAATACCCATTGTATGCTGAGGAGGCTTTCATATCTAAAGGCGGTACAGGTATTGGGAATATGATAAAAATTTCTCAACAACTTAGCTCTTTAGAGGAGAAAAACTCTTTTAGCAAAATAGGAAGGTTTAGGTGGGGACGGCAAAACGAACCAAAGGTTGTCTTTGAGCCAAACACTCATTATGATAAATCCGGTCAAGGTGTAATCTATGAAGAGCCTAACTCATCACTACAGTATGAGGCAGGTTGTGACCCTGCTGACCATGACTTTGTTCAAAAAGGAGCTTCTAAGCTATCTATGTACATAGGTTCTCATCAGAAAGGAACAAGACCTCCAAAAGTTGTTTTTGGATATACGGACAGACCTGAAAGAGTTAATGATTATTACGAACAGTCCATTATGGCTTTACTGTACTACAACTCTCCAAAGATGCTTATAGAAAATAATAGGTTTGGAATGATTAAGCATTATGAGGACACAGGATACTTGCATTTGCTTAAACCTGAGCCTGTTGCAATAAATAAGCTAAATAAAATACAGTCAAGGCAACTAGGAGTTAGAAAAACCGTTCAGTCTACAAGAGAAATGGAGCGATGTATTAATCACTACACAGATGATTTTTGCGATTTAATACCGGACAAGGAACTACTTGAGGAATTTCTCGTATATGGAGAAAGCAACACTGACCGTGCTATTGCATTTGGTTGGCTATTAGTGTCTTTAGAAGACTCTTATCAAAAAAGTTTTTCTAAGGAAGAGATAGCTAAAGCACTACCTAAGACTAGAATTAGGAAAATAAACGGCAGACTTGTTAGAGTAAAAAAGTAATTGTATATTGTAACGAATTTCTTTTTTTTGAAGTTCCTTATTTGAAAAGACTTTTACACAATGGGTAGATTTTCGGATGGATACCCTGATATTACTTTACCGGACTCAAAGAAAGATGAGCAGTGGCATAAAGATTTTATCAAGGGAATTATAAATGACGCTGTAGATGGGCGTTACGAGTTCTCCTATAGGACAATGCAAGAGTCTTATGATTTCTACGATGGAACTCAAACTACCGAAGAAACAAACTTTCTGCAAGAATCCGACAATGGCGACACTCTTCCTGCTATTTGGATTAATTACAACAAGATTAGAGTTAAGGTCGATACGCTTATTGGAGAATTAAGCGCTAAAGGATTTCAGGTTCAAGCTAAAGCTATAAACAAGGACGCTATTGCGGAAAAGTTAAAGGTTAGAAACGAGAAGTTAGGTAAGATGAATATTAAATCAGACCTAGAAGAACTAGAATTTGCTTCGGGACTACCTACTGCTCCTGTAGAAAACCTACCTGAAACAGAAGAAGAGCTTGATGACTTTATGAGTATGGTCTACAAGGGAAAATCTGAGTTAGTTATGGAGTCTGCGCTTAGGTACTTAATAAGAAAGTACAAGTGGGAGATGGTTAGGATAGACGTTTACAAAGACCTAATAATAACGGGTAGATGTTTTGTAAAAACAGAAATACTAAACGGATTACCAAGCTACAGAAGAATTGACCCAAGAAATATGGTTTTTGATGAGAACTCTAAAGATGATTTTTTATCAGACGGAACGAGGTTTGGAGAAATACAATATCTTCCATTAGCCGATGCTCGGCATATATACAACCTTACAAAAAAAGAAGTCGAAGAAATAAAAACGACAGGTTCTAGTGAGGTTAATAGTTTTTTAAACAATAGTAGTGAAACAACTTTAGAGTACGTTACCGGTTCAGGTAGCGATATGAAAGTATTGGTTTTTCACGCAGAATGGCTTGACAATAAAAGGCTAAAGCGTAAAAAGTCAGTAGATAAGTTTGGAAACGAACACTACAAAAAAGTTAAAGACAATTACAAAGGAAAAGATTGTGTTCAAAAAGATATTAAGGCTTGGAGAAAAGGTTCTTTAATAGGAGGTTGCGTGGTGCGAAATTTTGGTTTTAGGGAGAATATGCCAAGAAGTGTCGATGATATATACGATACAAAACCCTCCTACTCCTCGCTTTGTCATAGTTTTTCTAATGGTAAAACCATTTCTAAGGTTGATCTAATGAAAGGCTTGCAAAAGTTTAAAAATATAGCGTTGTATAACATGCAACTAGCTATGAACAGAGCAGGCTCTAAAGGTTTTATGTATGACATCTCTATGATTCCCGAAGGTTGGAACATGGAAGAAGTTCTTTACTACCTTAAAACTTCCGGTATTGGTGTTTACAACTCTAAAAAAGACGGGATTCAATCTCCGGGTCAAGCCTTTAACGAGTTTGACATGACTCTTTCTCAATCTATTGGGCAGTATATTACTTTTAGCCGAATGATTGATGAGGAAATGAACGCGGTGTCGGGTATTAATGCAGAGCGTATGGGTAACACTCCTGCTTCACAAGCAGTAGGGGTAACACAGTCAGCTATAACCTCCTCTCAGACATCTACAGAGCCAATGTTCGCAGCTTTTAACGCATTTAGCGAAGATGTAATGAACAACTTAGCGGGTCTTGTTAAAATAACTTATGGTCACGATAAAGAAATATTTGCTCCTTTAATAGGTGATGCAGGTTTTGATTTTATTAAAAACGACGTTGACTTGCACCTGCAGGATTATGGAGTATTTATAGAAGTTATACCTCCGATGTTAAGCGAGACGAAACAGTTTCAAGATATGCTATCGGCTGCAATACAATCAAAACAAATAGAAATATCTGACGCTTTAGATTTTATTAGAGATTCTAAAGATGTTGACTTTGCTATTAGAAAGTTAAAAAGAATTATAAGTAAGAGAGAAAGAGAACGACAAGATGCTGAAACACAAGCTATGCAACAGCAGGAGCAGTCTAGGATGCAAAGTCAGCAAATGGCTATGCAACAGCAACAACAAATGAAAATGTCTGAAGAGCAAATGAAAGCTCAGAGACTTACCCAAAGCTCTGAACAAGGGCATCAAAATAGAATGAAAGAAACTGTATTAAAAGAACGTTTAAAAGGATAACATTATGCCATACAAGAGTAAAGGAGTTGCAAAAAAAACAAAAAAAAGTGTTAAGTCACCGGCTCAAAAAAAGTTTATGCAAAAAATGAAGGATAAATTTAAAAAAGGTAAGAAGAAAAAATAATGGCAAAGAAAGCTACAACAAGAAAGAAAAAATCAACTATAAAGGTTGGTGAGGATATTGTAGATACATCTAAAGGAGTTGTGTCGGGTGTTAAAAAAGCAATTAAAAAACGAGCAAAGAGAGCTGTTTCTACAGATTCTAAAGCTAACGTTGGTCAAGCTAAAGGAAAAGCAACGGTGATAACACACGTTTCTCAAGAACCAAGTAAAAGCATGAAGGCTGCTAACGCTTATATAGAGCGTCAGAAAGCCAAAAGAAGCAATAAATAGTTGCAATAGATAAGTAATAATTTGTATATTTAAAACGGATAGTAATGGAACAAAACCAAAATCCGATTGCGGATATGCTTGCAAAGCAAGGCTCCAATGTTGAGTCAAACGCCTCACAAGAAACGCAATCACAAGAAACCTCAGCTCAAGAAGAGCAACCAATTAACCAAGAAACTTCAGAAGTTAGTTCAGAAAAGACTCAAGAAACAGAAGAGGCTCAAGAACAACCAAAGAACGAAGAATCCACTCAAGAATTAGATAACAGCAACGCTGAAAATTCTATCGAGGACAATAATTCTCAAAGTGAGAAGTCCGATGATAGTGGAAGTTCTGACGGTATTGAAGAAAAAAATTGGTGGGATGACGACAGCGAGAGCGCTACAACTACTAACGAAGAAACCTCAACAGTAGACTATTCAACTTTAAGCAAAGCTTTAGGAATAGAATCAGGAAGAGAGGCAGACATTGTTAAGGAGTTTGAAACTATTCGTCAACAAAACGAGGAATACAAGCAGAAGGTTGAAGAACTTTCTAAAGAACCTCAGTTTGCAGATGAAAGACTTGCTCAAGCTAATGAAATCGCTAAGAACGGTGGTGATTATCAAGAATTTTTAGGATTGAGCCAAACCGATTGGAGTTTAGTTGGAGATGATGAGCTAATAGCCGCTATTCAATTAAAGTCTGTTTTTGGTGATGACGCTGAGAGTATGAAGAAGTACATGGCAGATATGGACCCTGTACAGAAAAGACTCCAAGCTGACCAAATTAGAAGTCAGCTAAACCAAGAGCAACAGCAAGCGATGAATAAAATCAAGCAGGACGCTGCTAAGAAAAGAATCGACACTGATGCTAAAATTCGTTCTTCTTTAGACTCTACTGAGTCTCTTTATGGGGTTAAGTTGACAGCAGCAAAGAAGAAGAGTTTATATAACGAACTCACTACCGGAAATTTTATGAACGACCTGTTTTATACAGATGGCAAACCCGACTTTAAACGTATGGTTGAGAATGCTTATTTGTTATCAAACATAAAAGAGATAATGAAAGTTAATATTTCAAACGCCACTAACAAGGGGAAAAAAGAAGTCTTCGATGAAGCTTCTAATCCACAGGTAAGAAGTAATAACGGACAATTTGTTAATCCAACGAAAAAAGAGACCACAGCGTTTGGAGATTATTTTAACGACTTAAAAAAAGGTGGTCCAAAATAATTAATAATTAAAATTTTTTATCATGGCATTTGGAAATCCAAGTCAAAGTTTTATTGACAACGTATCGGCAGGAAAAGCCGCAAAATCAACTTCTAATGCTGCCGACGTAAGAATTGGTAGAGGAGAAGAGGGTTATATTTTTGCATCAGGTATTTTAGAGCCTGAGCATTCAGACTTTCTATCTTATCAGTACCCTCAATATTTAGCTACTGCTATTCTTGAGAGAATTGGTAGATATGAAGGAATCGGACAAGATGTATTTTCTTGGTCTGAAATGGACAGAACTCGTTTAGGAGCAACAGTTACAGCTTCAGGTTTATCAGGGCTAAACGCTGCTTCTGTTACCCTTACAACAGACTTCACAGCAGCGGCTGATGGAGACGGGTACTTCTTAGCAGGAGATACTATTAAGAGTGAGTCGGGTACTTCTTTTAGAGTTAACTCAGTAGGTCAAGCAGGTGGTGTTCAAACTATTACTGTATCAAAAGTAGACGGTACAGTCATTAACGTTACAGGTACTCCTGATATCGCTACAGGTGAATCTGTTGGACATATTGGAAGTGTTTTCGGAGAGTACTCTGACGCGCCACAAGGTCGTCTTTACTTACCGAATGAGAGATACAACCAATTACAGGTTACAAGACGTTCTGCTTACATTTCAGGTAAGGCGCTTACTAACAGAACTTACTTAAACGGTGGTAAATCTTGGGCTTACGAGCAAGAGTTAATCGAAATGGATGAGTTCGCTAGAGATAGAGAGAACACTATTATGTTCGAGCAGCTTTCAGCAAGTGGAGCTGACAACCAAACTACTGAGGGTATTGTTACTGCAATCCTTAAAGCTAGTGGAGGTATTACTTCTAACTACGACGGGGCTGTTAATGAAACTGATATTCAGAATCATATTACTGCATTGAGAATTTCTTCTCCTGCAACTGAGTATGTTGTTTTCTGTGGAATGGAGTTCTTGTCTGATGCACACGTTGCATTAAAGGATTACCATATTAACGGAGGTGTTAATTATGGTTCTTTTGGAAGTGCGAACATGGTTGGTATTTCATTAAACGGATATAAATTTATGGACTGTACAATCTACTTTGTACACTACCCAACGTTTGATGATGCTCAAACTCTTCCTTACACAGGAACAGGTTCAGCAACTAAAATCAATTATTCTAACTTCTCATTATGGCTAAATCTTGGTTCTCAAAGAGGAAATAAATTAATTTCTCTTAAGTACAAGGAGCTTGATGGTCAGCAAAGAAAGTTCATGTATAAGTATGAAGACGGAATGATGGGCGATACTGCTAAAGTAGCTAACGGAAAAGATGGTGTTGCAACTCACATGTTGTCAGACATCGCTGTTTGTGTTAGAAACTTAAATCAGCACGGAGCGCTTTATCAAGTAGACTAATTTTTCATAATTGTTAGGTTTAGGGGGAGGGGTCTTCTCTCCCTCTTTTTTAAGTAATCAAGAAACATAAAAAAACTAAGAAATGTCACAAAAAAAAATTAAGAAAAGATTTGCAAAATTTGTATTGCACGAACCAAGAACAGCCTTATGGCAATTTAGTGCTAGATATAATGACGAAAATGGCGAGGAACAAAAGTTGGTTATAGATAAGAGAGATGGTAGAGAAGTAAAGGCTAATATTAAATTTCCTGCCGGAAAAAGAATGATTACCATTCCTTTAAACAAAAAAGATATTGAAGGAAGAAGCTTTGTCGAGTTCCTTAAAAACTCTCCGTATTGTAAAGGAAGTCCTATCTGTGATGGAGAAGGAATGTTTTACGAATACAACCTTAAGAGAGATGCTAAAGTAGCGATAGAGGAAACGAGAGAAAGAAATAAAGCAGAAAATTATGCTCTTGAGCTTTATGGCACAGGAGAAAAACTAAAACAAATGGCTCTATACGTTGGTTGTTTTGATGAAGACCCGGAAGTTCAGCATGCTCAAGTTTTGGAATATGCTAGGCTACAGTATAGAGATTTTAACGATAAAGCAGATACTCCTGAAATTGCAAATACTGCGATTTTTAAGGAGGCACTAAATAAAAACGTTATTTTAAAGAAAGGATTTTTGTTCGAGGCAAACTTGAATGGCACTAAAGTTTCTTTAGGTAATAGCGAACCAAAGTCTATTGCGAAAATCGCATCAGACGACACCTTGAGAGAGGCGATATTAAGTAGAATAGAAGAAGTATAAAAATTTTTTACAATGGCAAATTACACTACACAACCTTGGTTAGACCCAAGTAAAAACACAGTAGCTCAGAATGATAGCATGGAGCCAAACATGGTTAAGCCCGTACTCCTTGTAGGAACAGATGGAGAACCATATAATGCCACAGGTTCAGGTGGTGGTGGAGGCTCTTCTTCAAGCGCTACAACTGCTGCTGTTACGAGTGTAGTTTCTAGCACAAGCTCAGTTCAACTGTTAGCATCAAACACTAACAGAGTTGAAGCCATTGTAACAAATCAGTCTAGTCAAATTCTCTATTTAAAACTTGGTTCTGCCGCCTCACTTACTAGCTTTACAATTAACATAGGTCCAAACGAGGCTTTCGTCATTGACAAATTTAGTGGCGAAATACACGGTATATGGCCGAGTGTTCATGGTAGTGCAAGGATAACAGAAACAACATAATACACAGGATATGGCGATGCGCAAAATAGGAAATTATATTTCCCAAACAGAAAAAGCAGCAAATGACGGGGTAGCTTCTCTCGATGGAACAGGAAATGTACCCTTGTCTCAGTTAGGAAATGTAGAAGCAGGTTCTTCAAGCCCGTTAACATTAAAAGGAGATTTATATACACGGGGTGCATCAGCCGATGCAAGACTACCAATTGGAGCAGATGGTCAAGTTTTAATAGCTGACAGTAGCGAGCCAACAGGTTTAAAGTGGCAAGGAAATAATACCATTGGAACTAAAGTTCTTGTTCAAGGAAGTGTAGACACTACACAATCATTTTCAGGAGGAACGGCTGAAAAAGTTGATTTTGTAGATAATGTTTCAGATGGATTTGATATTAATAGCGAGTGGGATAACACTAACCATAAATTTGTAGTTGGTTCAAGTGGAGCCGGAGTTTATCAATTTAAAAGTGCCTATTTTATTCCAAATAATGCAGGTTGGTCAAGAATATATCTTGAAAAGAATGGAACGCCAATAGATTTACATTATGGTAATGATTGGGAAAATGCAGCTAGTTCTTGGGACACGCCAAACGGAATTTGGAATATTGAATTAGAAGTAGGAGATGAAATATGCTTTTATTTATATAGCTCTACAAATTTTTCTTTTCACGCAACATATCATAGCCAAAATACTTTTCAAATAACTAAAATTGGAGACAGTGTAACCGTTAATAATGTTGTTGCTCAAACTCTTAACAAAACGCTCACCCTACAAGAGCCTGTAAATGGTGATAGTATTACAATTTTTAGAACTGATGTAGACATAACAGTACAAGAAGTGTATTCTGTATTGGTTGGTAGTGCAACTGCTGTAGTTCATCAACTTTATCATCACCCGAACAGAAATGAAGCATCTCCAAACGCATTAACAAATAGTAAGTCTGTTACAAGTCAAGTAGGAGGAAATACATCTGTTTTAGATGATAATACGATTCCGGCAGACTCATGGGTTTGGGTGTCTTTTACTGCTCCTGCCACAGCAACAACAGGACAATACATAACTATTGATATAAGATATACAGAGTAATGTCATACACGATAACATCAAAAATAGAAGTAATAGATAGCGAAATAGTTCGCTTTCCGATAGCATTTATAAACACAGAAGCTAATATGGGAGTTTTTGACTCTTGGATTTCTTGGGACGAATGGGTAGAAAACAACTTATCTGAAGATGAAGTTTTACCCGAACATTCGATAAGCCCTGTTTGTTTTGAAGGTTCGTTTGTAGTAGAAGAAATAGAAAGAGTGAATGAAATGAATATTGAAATAAAAGAAACAATATAGCATGGCAGTATCGAACGGAAATAGAGGAGGGGTTACAAGAAACACGGCTGCAACGTCTCCTGCTTGGAGAAGAGCTAAGTGGTTGACAAATCAGAGTCCGGCTCCCCCATCACTTCCAAGTGGAGATTTTTTATTAGTACATATTGCTATTCCACAAAACAAGGCTATTCAATATGTAAAACATGGAACGGACAATTTAACTAAATTTAACGGGACTCCTAAATGGATTTCGGCAGCCGGGATTAGACATGAGTATTGGTTTAAAGACAGTAGTGATGCGACAACTGCTTTATCAGGAGTTCAGAACATAGAAGTTCAATTTAATACTTCAATGTTTAACGGGTTTAGAATTACTGCTATGTGCTTTAGTGGTGCAAGCGGTCTTGGTACTATGCACTATTTCGGAGTCAACGGACGAACTCATACAAGAGCTATATCTGTTTCTGAAGGTTCACAAGTTTACGGTATAGGTACATCTACAGGTGCATTTACAAAAATGGTCATGGATGGAGTTAATGTCTTTCCTGCAAATTTACAGCCTAATCAAGCTAATATAATTAAAGTTATTGTAGGTGCTTTAACCACAAGCGCTGTTTCAGCAGGAACTATAGATGTTACAGCACAAGCTGTTACAGGTGGAGTTACTACTAACGCAGCTATAGAAATATTAGCTAGCGGCGGTGGTGGTGGTGGCGGCAGCACAAGAAGAAGAACAATAATAGTTTAAGCGTTTTTGTATAATGGGGATTGAACAAAAAGATATAAATGGTTGGTCAGAGTTTGCTAGTTCTATACTACAAAAATTAAAAGACCTACACGAGTGCAATAAAGAAACTCGTAAGTCTATAGACGAGCTTAAATTTGCCGTTGAAAAGCTAAAAATAAACGGAGAAGAAGTCAAAGCTTTAAAGGAGTGGAAAAGAAAAGTTTCTGAAGTTTGGAGCGCTTCAAATATGGAAGATGCTCAAAAAGAAATTTATCTTCAAAAACAAAAGTGGGCTACTGTTTACGGAATTATTATCGCTATACAGGTTGTTTGGGCTGTGATAATAGCTTTTATAAATATGGAACAATGAAAACAATTAAAGATTTTTTTAAAATTGAAGAGTTAGTAGACGAAGGAGTTTATAAAAAATTCGGTGAGTCGGCTTGGAGATTTATGGATGAAAAGTTGTTGGATTGTTTGTTGGCTATTCGTGAGGAGCTAGGAGTTCCTATATCCGTAAATAATTGGTGCTATGGTGGTAGATTTACACAAAGAGGGTTAAGACACAACAGAAGCCCTTTAGTCACCTCAAAAGAAAGTATTTATTTATCAGCTCATATATTTGGAAAAGCTGTAGATTTTGACGTGTCAGGAATGTCTGCTGTCGAGGTTAGAGATTGGATTATAAAAAACCCTAGTAAAATACCTTGTAAAATAAGATTAGAAAGAAATTTAAACGGTAAGCCTATAAGTTGGGTTCATTTAGATGTTATGTCGGATGAAGACAAGCCAAAAGTTTATCAATTTGATGTTTAATTTAATTTGTTTATTATGAAACTATTAAAATTTGCTAAGTTCGCTTGGAAAGGAGTTCCAAAATTAGACCCAATTATTGAAAGTATTGCTAAAACATCGAAGTCTAAGAAAATAATAAAAAGCAGTGTAAGGGTTATACAGATAGCCGCTGCTGTATATTTACTGTATAAGGGTCTTATTGACGCTGAAGACGCAGTAGATATAATAAATGGTAAATGATTTAAACTAACAAAAGTATCTGTTACTTCTTTTGGAATGTACTTGATATTATTTGTATTTTTATTAAGATATGGCTGTAATAAATTTAACACTAGGAAAAGCAGTAGAAAGCTGTCCAAAGTTAACGATTGCTGACAAAACTAACTATGTAAGCGAAGGGTTTTTTCCTTCTGCTATATTTAGGTTTCACGACTATTCAAGTGGCAATCCAACTATAAATACAACATACACGTTTTCTAATTTAGAATTTGACACTACAAACTTCACAACCGTTACTTTGTCTATTGAAGTAGATGGTTCAGGAAACATTGTAAACGCAGAGTCTCAGTATTTGGCTTTTGTTAAATTAATAAATGACGAAAGCTCAAGTATAAACGCAGAACTAATAAAACCTGATGGAACGGGATTTAAAGATTGGTACGTTAGAATATTTGCATACGACGGTTCTGTTTCGGGAGGCTTAACAGATATTGACGCAACATCAGGTATAACACCCGTAACAAGTAATATATCTATAGGTTCTTTAATTAAGGCTAGAAACATATCTCTTTATGGTCCTGACGGAACAGCTTTAGATTTAGGCTCTGTAAAGCAGGTTGATAACCTTACATTGTCATCTTCTACTTACGAGGTTGGAAAGATTTTTACGGTTTCTTTTTGTGGTGAAGACATTACATATACTGTTGAGAGTGATAATACTGCTGAGTGTGTTGCTAAAGGCATAGCAAGCGCTGTCAATGCAGTTGTAGACACCTCTAGTTTATTTTACAAGTACGTGGCGGCAACAAGTGCAAAAGGAGTTGTTACTTTTACATCGAAAGAAGCAGGAGTTCCGTTAGACATAAGTTTTACATACACGGGAACAGAAGACGCAGCTTTAACAACAGCTACAGCAAATATTTCTTCAATGTCCGTTCCTTCAGAGACAGCTTCAAACGAGTTTGGTTATAAAACTATTGAAAGGGGTGGTAAGTACACCTCTGTATTAACGGTAGTGTCAGGATGCGATTACAACACTACAGAAGATGACTTTTTTTCTTGGTGTTATGATATAGATGGTTTTCAGTGTTGTTTTATTAGTCTTTTAAGTAAGAAAGAGTGTTGCAAAAACAGCAAATCTGTTTATGATGACGCTTCAAACATACAAAACATAATCAAGGCTATTTCCGTTATGAAAGAGAATAACTATACGGAAGCCGAGATACAGAGCGTAGTTAATTTAGGACACAGTATTTGTGAGCCGTTAAAATGTAAGTGTGGTTGCTAATGGGAAAAGATGACAACATAGTTACTCAGGTATCAATAGATGAGCAAATTGCAGTCACGGAAAGACAGTTGGCTAGTTATGTAATCAAAGCGTCTGTACAAGACGGTATAGGAGATTGGCATAAGGCTAAGTGTTTACTGAAAGAGGCTAGGTGGGCTATGTTACATATTGGAGTGTTAGAAAGTACATGTACAGATGTTGTAATAGCTCCTGAAGAAGCTCCTCCTAAAAAAGGAATAGGCTATACTCCAATAACCTCACCAAGTATTACTTATGGAGAGTTTGCTCAACCGGAGTTTTTAGTAGAGAGTATTACTGAAGTTACAATAATATAAAACAAAAAAAATGGCAGATTTAGGAAGTAAAGGTGCGTTAAAAACCTCAATAAATGGTAAGATATTTACCAATACAACTTTTGAAGTTTCAGCAGAAGATATAAGGTCTTCTTTTGAAGATACAATAGATACATTGTGCGGAAATGTTGTTGTAATGCCTAGTTACAGCGATCTATCAATACTTGTTTCTAGTTCAAGCTTAGAGCCGGGAAATATTTACGTGTTTCCTTACGAAACTATATCTTTAGTTGGCTCTAGTGTAGCACCAATGTTAAATACGTCTGTTCCGGGATACACAACTATTACAGAGCAGATAGCTATTGTCGCAAAAGATAGTAGTAGTTTTTTTGGGCAAGCACGGTCTTTAAATCATCCTAAAGATATTATATCTTATGATTTTACTGACAACGTAGAAACTACTACAAGCACAGCAAGAAGCGGATTTATAAAATACAGAAGAGACACTGAGAGAAATATAGAAACTTTCTTTGATTTTAGAAACAATTATGTTGCTAGATACTCTTTATCAAAAGCAGCTAGTATTGTTGTTTCTGCTACTGCTAAAAACAAAGGTGACATAATTTATTACAATGTTACAGGAAGTACGGTTTCAGCGGGTTGGTATTTTGTAAATATCAGCGCCACAAATATTGTTGCTGACGCAGAGACTAATGCCGACACTCTAAGCCCTATAAGTGATTTTGACCAAGCCATGTATGGAAATATTGTTTTTGGAGTTGGAGAGACGTTTATTTCTTTTGATGGTACGAGTGTAGCTTATCACCAATCTTTAGATTCGTTATCAACAAACGTTATTATACAAGAAAACACTACAGATGTTTTAATTGTAAACTCATTCGACGTTTCTATTGCAACTCGTGCATCTAGCTTAACGATTGTAGGCTCTACAGTTGTAGATGTTGGTAGATTTGTTTCTGCAAGTGTTGTGAACGCATCCTCTAACGTTTTTATTAAAGGAGGTCTAAATCTTGGTATTTTTAGTTCTTACTCCATAGATGTTGGTACTCAGGTTAATCAACTTTTGACAATTCAAGCAAGCGACACAAAAGTAGGAACTTTATCAAGTAAAATTGTTTCAATAAATCAATCTTCAAACAACGAAGTTGAAGGTGGTTGTCAAAGTGTATTTTTTATAAAAGACGCATTTTATAATACTTGCGGAAGGAATAGTGCTAATATAACCGTATTTAAAGGAAGTAATAATACTTTTGCTCAAAGTTGTACGTCAATACAAATTTACGGAGGTAGCAACAATAGATTTGCTCAAAGCTGCTCATTGATAAACATGTTGGGAGATAGAGATGAAGCTCTTGGTAATGGTACTTCGTACGTTTCTCCTTATTCTAAAATGGACAACAACACCTTTGGGACAAGTTGTGAAAATATTTCTTTTGAAAACATTGGTGGTAGAGGAAATACTTTTGGCGATGAATGCGCAAACTTAGTGTTTACAAATACCGCGGAAAATAATACTTGGAGGTTGGTAGGTTGTGATTTCTGTAGAGGAATTAGAAACAAGACTTTTAAAAACATACTACACGGAGCTTCTTTTATTGTTCCGAATCAAGATACCGCTACCATTACAGTTGAAGATTGGTATGTTCCTCAACTATTTGTAGGTACTCACACACCTAATAGCTCAGCAGTAGGAGCGTCTATGCCTCAAAAACAAACTTATTTTCACGACGGTAAGAGAATGACAACAACAGGAAATGTTTACAATAGTGTTACCAATCCTATATCTATTGGATACGCAAGAGCAGGTTGGTTTTGGGACATGACAATGGGGGAGTCTGCTGCTCAAATGAGTAATGCTAATGACGACGGAACAGGGTATAATCCTAGTCAAGATGAACTTATGTTGCATGGAATTGGAGCTGTCCCTACTAACAAGGCTTGGCAGTGGACTCACAATGGGTATCCTTTGTTAATTAACTTTATGGCTAGGGTTAATAATGACGGTATATCTAATACAGCAACAACAGCTACAGCTATAGAGCCTACAAGTCCTACAAGTGATTTAGAAGGTTAAAAAGTAAACTTATGAAACAATAAATATGATACAGGAAAACTTTGATAGAGTATTTGTTATCAATTTAGCAAAGTCTAAGAATAGACGCTCTACAACTAAGAAACGACTAGAAGAAAAACTAGGAATGATTGAAGGTGAACATTACGAGTTTTGGAAGGCAACTTCAGGAAGGAGTAAGTTTGCTAAGTTTAACGGTAAGCCTTATCAAGGTTGGACTAGGAATGCTGCCGGATTAGTTTACACAACAAAAAGGCTAATTACAAAAGCAAAAAAAGAAGGATGGAAGAATGTTTTTATAATGGAAGATGATGTTGATTTTATACAAAACTTTGAATCAATATATAGGTCTGCTATGCAAAGTGTTCCGGAAAATTTTGATTTTTTTCATTTAAACTCAACTCACGAAATACCATCACGATGGCATAGAGGGGTTGTTCATAAAATAAATGCCGCTTGGTGTTGTCAAGCCTACGCTGTAAATGAAACGATGTACGACCTTTATTTAGAAGAATTAGAAAGAAGCGAGTGTCCTATTGATGAAATGACACTAAGTTTTCAAAAAATTAGAAATAACTCTTTTTGTGTTGTTCCTAATATAGTTTTTCATCACGCAAACCAACCTTCTGATATTAGAGAAAAAATAGTAGAATACTAAAATTAAATAAAATGGCAAATAGAAAAGAAAGAGACTATTTTAGAGAGAGAACACAAATAAACAATGCTGACGGAACTGTTGTTCCCGGAGATAGGTTTCTTAGTGATGACTTACCTACAGAACAAACATACAGGGATTTGTTTGACTCTATAACTTTCGTTTTAAACAAAGAGGATTCAGCTAAAGAAAACTTTCAGGGTCTTGTAAAAACTGCAAGTGGTGGAAATGTAAAAAACAACACGGCTCCTAATGATGGTTTTACATATGCTGCTCAAGTCAAAAACTTGCCTACTGTTAAGGATAAGATTCAAACGATAAAAAATCTTACCGCAAAACTTGTTACTGCAGTTGCAAATCCAAGTTCATTAGACAACAATGACTATACAGTAGAACTTTCTGCCGAATTTCTTTCTTTTTTATCTACAGAGCTAAATAATCTTCAAACGAATATAAATAATGTTTCCGCAGGAGTTCCTGATATGTCTTCTATACAGTCAGACATTACTTCTATACAGGGAAGCATTACAAATTTGCAATCAGACGTATCTACATTTCAGTCGGGTCAAGCTACAAATACGACTAACATAGCTACAAATACAGCAAATGTAGCTACAAACACAACCAACATAGCTACAAACACAGCAGCTATAGCGGCAATAAACCCTGCGGATAATAGGTTTTTAGGTGAGATTGTTACAATGTCATGCCTTACAGCTCCCTCTGCTAGTTGGGCTGTTTGTGACGGAGGTGCAATAAGTAGAACTACATATTCAGGCTTGTTTGCTCTTATAGGTACATCTTACGGAGTAGGAGACGGAAGCACAACTTTTAATGTTCCTGACTTAGGAGGAAAAGTACAAAGAGGTTATCAGTCGGGAGATGCTTCATATGGAGCTATTGGTTCAACAGGAGGGGCAGAAAACGCTACTTTAACTTCTGCCAATTTACCTCCTCATAGCCACCCTTTAGACCTAACCGTAACAGCTACACTTGAAACGCACAGTGTTGATGGAACAAGCGTAGAAACAGCTAGGTCTGCGGATAACTCAGGCGGTGCTGCAACTACTATAGACGCTACTATTCAAGTCCCTATAGTAGGAAACACAGAAGACCAAAGTGCTTTAGCAGCCACTTCGTTTGATACTAGGGATAGCTATTTGATGATGTATCACTTTATTAAAATTTCTTCATAATTATGGATATAGATGACGCACACGAATTATTTAATCTTTGGATAGATAAAACCTCTTCTCCATATTTCGAGGATTCGGAGATAGACCTTTTTCTTAATAGGGCTATTATTGAGTTTATTAACGACCATTTTGATACCAAGCCGGTTCACAGAGCAGAAGCTTCTATTAGAGACGTAGAAGAGCTTAGACAGCTTATAGAGGTTGTAGATGACTTAAGAACTGATTCAAATGGCAAGATTAAAGACACGGATATTAACGATAGCCTAACAGGAACAGGAACCGGAGCTACTGATAGGGAGTTTTCATACATATTAAGTGCGTCAAAAGCTAGTAGTAAAGAGTGCGGAGGAGAACAAAGAAAGTCAAGATTCGTAAGACATAATGATTGGTTAGCACAAAAGGATAATACTTATAAAAAGCCAACCGAAGAGTATCCGACTCACAGATTATTTAATAAGTACATACAATTTAACCCTGCAACAGAGTCAAACGTAGAACTTGTAGTTTTAAAGAAACACCTTACGGTTAGCAAAAAGGGCAGCATAGGTATAGAATTATCAGATAAATCTGCTAACAAAATAATTTTTATGGCGCTGCGCCAAGCGGGAGTATCAATTAGAGAAGCCGAATTTTACGGAATGGCAGCAAATGAAATAAACGAAAATGAGTAACATAATTGAAGTCGTTTATAAAGGTAAATGGACTTCTACTAATGACTTAAGAAACAAACATTGGAGGGCTAATCAAGGCTTAAAAGTACAAAGAAGAGCGCTTTTTAAAGGGCTAATACTTGAGCAAAAGCCACAACCAATGGAAAAATTTAAGGTTCACGTAAGATTTAATAGTAAGATTGACACCGATAATGTAACATTAAAGTTCTTTCTTGACGCTCTAAAAGATTCGGGAGTTATCAAAGACGATAATAAGAAATTTAATCGAGGCATTATTATAGAGCCTGACGAAAGTTTAGAGTTTAATACATACGTTGTTAGAATAATAGAAGTGTAATGGCAAAAATTATAGACTTAATATCAAACATAGAGCTACGGCTAACTCAATCTAATGTATCTGATGATTTTCAAATTGACAGAAGACTTATTAGAGCTTGGCTAGACAGTAGTCGCTCAAAACTAATCAATGACAAATTTAAACAAAACGGCTCAGTAACTATTGAATCGTTTTTAAGTTTATATGAGTGTATCCCTATAGAAGAGGTTGACAAGGATTGTCCTGATGGCTGTAGTGACTCTAAATTTATTGTAACTCTTCCGTCTCAGCCAATCGTTATAGATGGTAACGACATAGGATTATATAGGGTTGAAACTCAAACAGGTCATACTATATATAGGATTAAGCCTAACGAAATAAACCGTTTAAAAAGGCTCAAGTTTGGAAAACCCTCAAGAGAAAATATTGTATATTATAGAACCGCAGACAAACTCACCATATTTGGTGGTACTGATAATTTCAAGAAAGGGGGTAAGGTTAGTGTATATGTAGCTATAGAAAACACCTCTAAGTTAAAAGACTCTGATGAGTACCCTATTAGTTCAAATCTAATAATGGAGCTTCTTCAGATGGTTGAGGAAGTTGGGCGTAGAGTTTTAAACCTTCCTGAAGACCTAGACAATGACGGTAAGCAGCAAGAGCAGCCAAAACCAAGACAACAACAAAGACAACAACAACAACAAAGACAACAACAAAGAAATAGATAATGGCGTATCCTTCAATAACATTAGAACAAATAGTTTCTTCAGCTTTTATTGCTTTAGATGTTGACGACTCAAGGGATGAGTTAATATTTAAAGAGTGGGCTTGGGATGCTCTTAGAGAGATAGGACCTAGTAGGGTTGACAGGAAAACAAAGTGTATTCCTATAACTAATCTTTGTGCTATGAAGCCACATGACTACTTGTATGGCTTAGATATGAATATTTTAGATGATAGTGGTAGTATTTATTATTATCAAATGGCTGAAAGTGGATTTTTAGAGTCGGAACAAAGCTTTAAAGGTTTTTCTGACAACTCGATGAACACAAACAGCTCTACAGGCGCTTCTATTAAAGTAGCAGAGCAAAAAGAGGCTTTTGTTTTTAGTAGTAACGCCATAAGCTCAGGGGTTACAAAAATGGAAATTTCTTATTATGGATATCCTATTGATGATTGTGGAGAGCCTCTTGTTGAAGAAAAAATGAAAGAAGCTATTATTACATATATAGAATACCGATATTTAAAAAGAGAAAGAAGAAGAAGGGTTGGAACTAGGGATTTGCCTTTAGCTGAGGTGGCTGACGCAAGAGATGAGTGGAGGCGACAAAGAATGGCTATTAGAGGAGACATTAAAATGCCCGACCCATTAAGTGCTGACGCTATGCTTAGACGTTGGGTGTCAGGAATACCTAATTTTAAAAGAAGAGCGAGAAATTCAAAAATAACAAGATTTTAGAGATATATACTGATGGCGTTTAAAGTTTTTGAAAATGGTTTCTCAAAAGGTTGGAACCAAGATATTGACCCTAGGTTTCAAGAGAAATCGACATATAGAAATCCTGTTAATATTTCTGTTACCGCAGAGGGCGACTTTTACTCTTGTAAAAACATTTCGGGTAGTAGAGAAATTGGCAAACTACCTATTAGTCTTGGTGCGTATGATGTCAACATACTAGGGGCTTTTGAGGTTGTTGGAACGTATGAAGGCTATGGAGCTGTTACACAAAGACACCCAAGCATACTGTATTACTTAAGATATGAAGACTCGTCAGCAGAGGATATTTGTAAAATAGTTCTTTATGACATTGTAAACGACAGAAGCCTTACTCTTTTAGAAACCTCTTCTGACTCAAAAGATGAGCTTGACTTTCCCGCACAAGGGACTATTGATGCTTGTGTTTTTGGAGAAAACAATATTGATAAAGTTTATTGGGAAGACCACAAAAACGTACTAAGAAGGATAGATGTTAAAGACACTGTTATAACTGACGCTAGAGAAGTTACTGCGATACCTTACGCTCCTATTGACCCTATTGAGTATGCAACTCAAGAAAATGGTTCGGGTCAACTTGCTTCAGGAACTTATCAATTCGGATATAGATACTTTAATACTGAAAATAAAAAATACACAACATGGAGTCTTGTTACTAATCCCATACCGGTATATCCATTGGATTATAAGGACGTTACTAGATTAGACGAATTGTATGGTGGAGTTGCTAATGAAGCGACAAGAAAGTCTATAATATTGTTAATTGGTAAAAACACGTATAACTCAGAGCTTTATAACTCTGTTCAGCTTTGTGTAATTAAAAACACAAACGGATTGTTAACGTCTCCCACTGTTGCTTACATAACCGCTCCTAATAAAGAGTACTATACAAATCCTTCAAGAGTAGTTTATGATGGCGGTGGTTTAGAATCAACGTTAGATATTTCCGAAATAACAGGCACAGATGCTTGTATTCAAGCTGCAAAAACATTGATTGCTAAAGACAATGTTTTATTTAGGGGTAACTTAAAATACATGGACAGGGTTGTAGATGATTTTTCTTTTACAAGCGCTAAGACCATTAAAAAGCAATTAGGGTTATCTAGTACAGTATATACTCCTTTTGTAAAAAATGCTAGTAGACCTCAAATAGTATTTACAGGGAGTATTAGCGGGGAGCCTAAGTTTGTACAGGACCGTACAGATTATGCACTTTCTCCGGCAGATGTAGCTGATGCTGATGGTCCGTTTCCTCCTGCGCCCGAAGTGCCTTATGTAAATATGGTAAGTGTTGTTCCCGACTATGTAGATGTTTATGGAAGAGGAGGGGAAGGACCCTTAAATATAGCAAACCTTATTCGAGGAAACGGAGTTCCCGATTGGTGTTATGAAGGAAAAGCAACGTTTGAAGTACAAAATGTTGTTGCGGGTAATATTCTTGCTTTTTCTTTTAAAGGATATCAAGAGGGAATGAGAGAGTCGGGAGACATTGTTGCACCGGAACAATTTTTGTTTAAAATGGATGCCTTAAACCATATTAATGCGTCACATAGCCGATTTAATGTAGGTCCTACGCAAAGCGATAACGCTAATTTTATGCAGCCTGACTTAAAACTTCTTAATATTAGGTACTTGGTTGCTCCGGGTGAAGATGATGACTCAGCAACAAAGAATATGGTTGAGTTTATCAATGCGTCATTAGATACAAGTAAAATGGAGCTTAAGTATCTTGGCACAAACAAGTTTAAGGTTCGATGTAAATACCCTATAGATAGAAGAACATGGGCGCTTGAACGAGCCGGTTTTGGTAATATGATGTATTGGACTGAGGCAGGGACTAATATAACTATTGGAGACTCAAGCTCTCAGCTAAATGATTTAGAAAATAATATTAACTCTACAGAAGGTGGATATAAAAACCCATTAAATGCCGTAAAAAACAAAGGCTATTTTAGAGACGAAGTTTATAGATTTGGAATTACTTGGCAAGATAGATATGGTTGTTGGTCGCAGCCATTACCTTTTGACTTTACAGGCAGTATGTCAAGAGAACGTATTGCTCCTCTAGGCGGTATAGGTGTAACGCAAGTAATACACGGTCAAGGTCCAAATATTGCTGCGATACAGTTGTTTGGTTCTTACACTGCTCAAAATGTTTTAGGAATTAGAAAAGGAGACTATATTGAAGTTAATAAATTTTTACCCGGAGGAATACAAAAAGCGTATTTACCCATATTTGAGGTCTACTATGACGGTAAGCTTCTTGTAAACTATAAGCCTGAAGACTTTCCTAGCACTTCTCTATACAGCGCATTTCTTGCGGGAGAATTTACAGCATACGTTACAAGAGGCTCTGAATATTCTCATGCCGAATCAGGAATAGATTGGAAATTTCCAAGTAGAGAAAATGCAGAGTTTCCGATGATGTCTGCATTTGACGACTCAGCAGGCGTTACTGTTACTCCTGATAATGGATTTATACAACCAATAGGTCTAAAAATAACGGGGATTACAGACCATCCTAATTGGGCTAGAGCGTTTGCTATAGTTAGAGTAAGAAGGTTAAAAAATATAATTTGGCAGTCACCTGTTATTACTACAATAGCGGTAATGCCTTCTGTATATCCTTCAGGCACGAGTTTTTGTTCTACTCCTACAGCGGGGGGAGACCCAGATTGTGCTTTTGGTCCTCAGCCGTTTTCTAAAGGAGTTGCAAGAAATCTTGAAAGAACAGGAGCTGAAATCATAAATCCTTCCAAAAGTTTGCC